TGTCCTCCTTGCTAATATATATGAAAGGTTCTGCATGGTAATCTTTCTCCACTAAACTTTAGTCAAAGACAGAGATTTCACTAACAAATTGACCAGTAGTTGTAGTACCTGCTAGACCTGTACCTGTTAGAGTAACAGCGTGTCCGTTGGTAACAGTACCTGGTGCATTAGCAGACGCTGATACACTACCTGCAGTGTAGTGAACTTGATTACCAAACGTTGCTTCATCAGCACCTGATCCTCCAACATCACCTTGTGTGAATGACTGACTGAAATTGAATGATCCTGAACATGCTAGGTCACTTCCTGAACTTGATCCTGTGCATCCATTTTGAACACCAGTAATTGCTCCAACTGTTCCAACACCCGTAGTAGCACTATAGGAGTTAATGCCAATACCACCATCTACAGCACTACCACCTGTTGGTGTATGTGTTGTGACTACATTCGTACCAGAGATTGAGAAAGCATTACCAACTCTATTGTAAGATTTGTACCCTGCTTCCACCGTATGTTGTAAACTAGACTGATGTTTACTAACTATTCCACCCGCATGAGCAGGAATTCCTGCCATGAGTAACATAACCAGAGGTAAAATTTTCTTCATTTTTACTCATGATTGAGATCTACCACTATATAGGTTAGGTATTTCCTACAAAAGGGTTCGGACTGTACACTATCAGTTAGGGACTGGAATGTAGTTAAATATAACTGTGATGCTTCGGGTCACACATTCACACTCGCTTAATAAGGAGCACTATGACAAACTTACAAAAATGGTCCTCGAAGGACGTTAATGCAATTTTTGATGCAGCAAACCGCTACAGTGTAGGACTAGATGATTTGTTCTACAGACTGCATTCATACGGAGCAGGATCTCCAGGTGGAGCATACCCTCCATACAATATCGTCAAAGAATCAAATGTTAAATGGCGTATTGAACTAGCACTAGCAGGATGGAAGAAAGAAGATATTGAAGTTACTACTGAATCTAACATTATGATTGTCAAATCAAAATGCCAAGAAGAAGCACCAGATCAAGAACAATATCTACACAAAGGTGTGGCAGGTAGATCTTTCACACGAGGGTTCAACTTATCCGACGATGTAGAGATCGGTGAAGTTGCGTTTAATAATGGTTTGCTAACAATCGAGTTAAAGAAAGTTATACCTGAACATCAAAAACTCAAGTCATACACTATCTCTTGAAAACCTTAAACTGACCTTTACCCAAAACTATGGGCAACTGTGCTATATTACATAGGTGTTCTGATATACCAGAATACCTTGTAAATTTACACAAAAAACAAATGAAAGCATTCGCAGTTGCCCTGCTCGGTTTGGCGATCTCCGCCCCCGTCATGGCAGGTCCATACGTTGAGTCCAAACACGAGTTCAAAGGGACTGATGAAGACTACAGTAAGGCAGTCCACCAAGGACGTGTCGGTTATTCAACCAAGTCAGGTCGTTTCTCTCCATATATTGAAGGTGGTTTTGGTGTTTCCGTTCCTGAGAGTGGGGATAATGAAACATTCAAAGTTATTGAAGTTGGTAGTAAAGTAAAGATCACTGACAAGTTCGGTGCTTATGGTAAGTGGGAGAACAAATTCCAAGATAGCGATGACACTCGCGATTGGAAGTTTGAAGTTGGCACCAAGTACAAATTCTAAGGGATTGACCAATGAAACGTTCACTCGCTTTAATCGCAGCAGGTTTGACTGCTGCTCTCGCTATTCCTACAGGAGCAAACGCTTTCTGGTGGGGTGGAGAAGAAAAGAAAGAAGAATTTAGAATCAATGGTGCAGGTGCATCATTCCCTGCCATGTTGTATGCCAACTGGTTTAATTCATTCTCAAAAGAAACTGGTAACAAAGTCAACTACCAAGCAGTTGGTAGTGGTGCAGGTGTTCGTCAGTTTATTGCTAAGACAGTGGACTTCGGTGCCTCTGATGGTGCTGTAAAGGACAGTAAGCAACCTGCTGAAGGTATGGTTCACATTCCTATGACTGGTGGTGCTATTGTTCCTGCTTATAATAATCCTGGTTGTGATCTGAAGATGACACAACTGGAACTTGCTGATGTCTTCCTTGGTAAGATTGCTGATTGGTCTTACTTCGGTTGTGAGGGTGGTGTTATTAAAACTGTTCATCGTTCTGATGGATCTGGTACTACTAAGGGTTTCACTAACTCTTTGTCAGCATTCTCTCCTGAGTGGAAGAAGACTGTAGGCACAGGTAAGTCAGTAAAATGGCCAGTTGGTATTGGTGGTAAAGGTAACAGTGGTGTTGCTGCTTCTATCAAACTTACACCTGGTGCTATTGGTTATGTTAACTATGGTTATGTGCAAAATGAGGAAGCACTTGAGCAACCTGCACTTCAAAACAAGGCAGGTAACTTTGTGAAGGCATCTGCTGAGACTGCTTCTGCAGGTCTTGGTAAGATTATTCTTGATGATCAACTTCGTGGTGCTGATGCTAACCCTGCAGGTGATAACTCATACCCAATCGTTTCTTTGACTTGGATTCTTGCATACCCTGAGTATGATAAGAATGAAGCAGTGAAGGAAACTCTTCGTTATGCACTGACTCCTACTCAACAGCAGAAGGCAGACAGTCTTGGTTATGTTCCTCTTCCTGAGGAGTTGAGATTGAAGGCACTTGAGGCAGTAGAAAGTCTCAAATAATCTGCATACATAATAATGAAACTAAACGGAGACCTTTCGCAGGTCTCTTTTTTTAATGAATATCTATTTGAATTTAAAACCAAATAATTACGATGGAGAATCGGATCTCCTAACATTAGACTTGCCAAAGGATCATTTAGATGATATAATGCGTTATGTGAGACCAATTGCTGATAACACTAAGCAAGCAGATCACCAGGTCCTAAAGGATCTGATCAAAGAGTGTATGTTAACTATTTCACAAAGGAACTATGAGCGTAAGAATCGTAAGAACAAAAAGCGGTGAAGATGTCATCTCTGACCTGTTCGAGGTAACTACTAAAGAGGACCCTGAGAAAGCAGTAGCATTTCAACTACGTTATCCTTATAATGTTTGGTTGGAGAATCGTGAGGAACCTGAGTTGCTTACGGAAGTTGAGGGTGAAGAACGTCTCAACAAAAACTCAAATCCCAATATTCGCTTTGAACCTTGGGCACCTTTATCAAAGGATAGAAGTATTATGTTGAAACTTGATGAAGTTGTCAGCGCATACGAAACCTATCCTGAGGTAGAGGAAAAATACAACAAAATCGTGGAGGCAGAAAGTGGAAGAGGAAATGCTGCAACAGGAGTTACGTTTGATCCTCCTGAAGGATCGTCCCCAGTATCTCTTGGGCAAAATAACTGAACTAGATGAAGAACCTAGCATCTTAATTGAAAAATGCTTTGAGGTCGTTGGTGATGAGGAAATCATACCCTTCCCCAAGTACACAGATCAACGAGATTTGTTCTTGACATCTGAGCAAATCTTTACTATACTGGAACCGAGTTCCAAACTTGTAGAGATCTACAACAATACATGAGTTCATTCTATACAAACATTCAACTCGCAGGAGACACGATCCTTTATCGGGGATATGAGAACGGAGAACCCGTTCAATTTCGTACACAGTTTTCTCCTACATTGTATGTTCTATCTAAGAATGCAACCGAAGAATACAAGACCCTTGATGGTCGCCCTGTAGCACCTATGCAGTTTCAGACTGCAAGGGAAGCAAGGGAATTTATCAAGACCTATGATGGGGTCGAAAGTTTTGAGGTGCATGGTTATGAAAGATTCGTATATCAGTATATCCGTCGTGAGTTTCCTGACGGTGTAGACTATGATATCAAAAAAATCAAAATGTTTGCATTGGACATTGAGGTTCAATGTGACAATGGTTTCCCCTCAGTAGAGGAAGCAGCAGAAGAAATGCTATCAATCACCATCAAAGACATGGTGACAAAACAGTATTACACTTGGGCGATGCGTGAGTTTGATCCCCCTGAAGGAGTCAAGGCAAAGTTTTTCTGGACAGAAAATGAAATGCTTACTGACTTTATTACTTGGTGGGCACAGAACACTCCTGACATCTTGACAGGATGGAACGTCAATCTTTATGACGTCCCATACATTGCTCGTCGTGTAAATAGAGTATTAGGTTCAAAGTGGACAAAATCATTGTCACCTTGGAATCGTGCAAACGAAAGGGAAGTTTATGTCCAAGGACGGAAGAACTATGCTTATGACCTTAGTGGGATCAATATTCTTGACTATCTTGATCTTTATCGTAAGTTTACTTATAGTAACCAAGAGTCCTATCGACTCGACCATATCGCTTTCGTTGAGTTAGGACAACGTAAGGTTGACCATAGTGAGTATGAAAACTTCAAAGACTTCTATACAAAAGATTGGCAGAAGTTTATGGAGTACAACATCCAAGACGTTGAGTTGATCGACAGACTGGAAGACAAGATGAAGTTGCTTGAACTAGCAATCACTATGTCATATGATGCCAAGGCAAACTTTGAGGATGTATATTCTCAGGTTCGCATGTGGGATACTATCATCTATAACTATCTTACAGATCGAAAGGTCGTGGTGCCACCTCGAAAAGGTGCAGCAAGGAAGAACGAAAAGTATGCAGGTGCTTATGTTAAAGAACCGAAGACTGGATGCTATGATTGGGTGGTCAGTTTTGACCTTAATAGTCTGTATCCTCACCTTATTATGCAGTACAATATTTCCCCAGAGACCCTCGTCGAACAACGTCATCCAAAGGTTACAGTTGATCGAATCCTTAAAGAGGAACTAACTTTCGAGAAAGACTATTGTGTCTGTGCCAACGGTGCTCAATACCGTAAAGACGTCCATGGGTTCTTACCCGAAATCATGCAGAAGATCTATGATGAACGTACCATTTACAAGAAAAGGATGCTACAAGCAAAGCAGCATCTTGAACATGCCAAGACACCTGCAGAGACCTTGGCACTACAAAAAGATATATCAAAGTTCAACAACATCCAAATGGCAAGAAAGATCCAACTCAACTCTGCCTATGGTGCCATTGGAAACCAATACTTCAGATACTACAATCTGGCAAATGCTGAGGCGATTACTCTCTCTGGGCAAGTAAGTATTCGATGGATTGAAAACAAAATGAACGAGTACCTCAACAAGGTACTCAAAACTGATGGAGATGATTATGTTATTGCTTCTGATACTGATTCTATCTACCTTAATCTTGGTCCTCTGGTCCAAGGTGTATTCAAGGGCGGAGAAACGGATGTTAAGAGGGTCGTTACTTTCCTTAACAAGGTGTGTGAGGTGGAATTTGAAAAATATATTTCGGATTCTTACCAAACGCTCGCCACATATGTCAACGCTTACGAGCAGAAAATGATTATGAAGCGTGAGAACATTGCTGAAAAGGGTCTATGGACTGCTAAGAAGCGATACATTCTCAACGTATGGGACAGTGAGGGTGTTCGTTATGAAACACCTAAACTTAAGATCATGGGTCTGGAGGCAGTTAAGTCTTCTACTCCTATGGCATGTCGTGAGGCGATTCGTAAATGCTTTACCATTATCATGAATGAAGGTGAAGCAGAAGCACAGAAGTTTATCAAAGACTTCAAGACTGAGTTCTGTTCATTGCCAGTTGAAGACATCTCATTCCCAAGGGGATGCAACGGAATAAATAAGTGGGCGAACCCGACCACTATCTACAGCAAAGGCACACCCATTCATGTTCGTGGTGCTTTGTTGTACAACTTTTACAACAAGAAAAACAAATTGACTCACAAGTATCCTCTGATACAAGATGGTGAAAAGGTCAAGTTTGTGTACATGAAGACTCCAAACAAGATCAATGAAAACGTGATCAGTTACCTAAACACTTTCCCCAAAGAGTTTGGTCTTAACAATCATGTGGACTATGATCTACAGTTCTCTAAGTCTTTCCTTGAACCTGTAAAGGTTATCTTGGACACTATCGGGTGGAAACATGAAAAAGTAGCATCATTGGAGTTTTTATTTGCATGACAACTAAATATGTGGTATCATATCAAAAAGCATTTGGTATCCCAGATAAGAGAGAGCAATCTTTCGAGGAAGAATCAGAAGCAAAATGGTTTGAGCGTGCCATGAAACGTTCTAATTTTATTACAACTATGACGGAGGTCAAAGAGTGAACTCATTTCTAAAGGATGTATCAAGTGAAATTGATAATGATTATGCCAGTCTTGTCTCCGATGGAGTTTCAGCAGGAGATACTAGCAATTTCATTGACACTGGTAGTTATATCTTTAATGCTCTCGTTAGCGGAAGCATCTATGGGGGTGTACCAGGGAATAAGATCACTGCTATTGCGGGTGAGTCTTCCACTGGCAAAACTTTCTTTTGCCTTGGCATTGTTCAACATTTTCTTGAGTCTAACCCAGATGCAGGAGTGATCTACTTTGAGTCTGAGTCTGCTATTTCTAAGCAGATGATTGAAGATAGGGGTATTGATTCTACTCGTATGATGATTGTACCTGTAACTACAGTACAAGAGTTTCGACATCAATCAATCAAGATCATTGACAAGTATATGGGACTTGATGATAAGAAACCTATGATGTTTGTTCTTGATTCTCTTGGTATGTTATCTACTTCTAAAGAAGTAACTGACAGTGAGGAAGGTAAAGAAACTCGTGACATGACAAGAGCACAAGTTGTTAAGTCTATCTTCCGAGTTTTGACTCTTAAGTTGGGTAAAGCAAATGTTCCTATGTTAGTTACTAACCATACCTATGATGTTGTAGGTGCCTACATTCCTACTAAAGAAATGGGTGGTGGAAGTGGACTTAAGTATGCATCTTCAAGTATCATCTTTCTCTCTAAGAAAAAAGAAAAGGATGGTAAAGAAGTAGTTGGTAATATTATCAAATGTAAGAATGCTAAATCACGTTTAACCAAGGAGAACTCGCAAGTTGAAACACGTCTTTATTACGACCGTGGACTGGACAGGTATTATGGACTACTGGAGTTGGGTGAGAAGTATGGAGTCTTCCAACGGAAGGGGAATCGCGTTGTTGTTGGGGAATCTTCCGTTTATCCTTCTGCTATTCTTGCCAATCCTGAGAAATATTTCACCGAAGAAATAATGAACAAACTAGATGAAGCAGCAGCAAAAGAGTTTAGGTATGGCAACTAATTTAAAAGACTATGTTAGAACGTATGATCAATTGGTTGACGCTGATCTTTGTCAGAGGATACTTGAAGCGTTTGGAAAATCCAACGGTGAGTATATTGATCGAGAGCAGCGACCTTCCTTCACGGAACTGAATCTAACAAATAGACTCAGAGCAAAAGATCCTTTATGGTCTGATATTCATGTCAAACTAGAGGATGCTTTTATTGATGCTACACAAATGTATATGGAAGAACTGGATTTAGGTCCAGACTTTCCATCAAAGTATTGCTTTGAAGAATTACGATTAAAATATTATCAAAACAATGGGCATGACCAGTTCAAGAACCATGTCGATGTACAAGACTACAACAGCGCACGTCGTTTCCTTGTTTGTTTCTTGTACCTAAACAGTGTCGGGATGGGAGGTCAAACACATTTTCCAAAGTTGGACTGTACAATTGAACCGAAGTGTGGTAGGATACTATTGTTCCCATCTACTTGGCAGTACAGACATGCGGGTCTACCCCCTGAGTCCAACAACAAGTACATCGTTGGCACCTATTTGCACTATCTCTAATGTCCCTCGAACTCACGATTCTTAGTAATCTCGTCTATAATGAGAAGTATGCTCGCAAGGTCCTTCCCTTCCTGAAGGTAGACTACTTTACTGAGAAGACTCTCAAGGTTATCTTTCTGGAGATCCATGAGTACATCAGTCAGTATAACGGTTTACCATCTCTCAATGCCATTAGTATTGAGTGTCAAGAAAGGAATGATCTAAGTGACGAGCAATATAAAACTGTTCTGGAGACTTTAAATGTCCTTTCCGATGATCCCACAGACTACGATTGGATCGTTGATACTACGGAAAAGTGGTGTCAAGAGCGTGCGATCTACCTATCTCTTATGGAGAGTGTCAAGATTGCTGACGGTCAAGATCCCAAGAAAGATAAGGGTGCCATTCCCCAGATTCTTTCAGATGCATTAGGGGTTTCCTTTAATCAAAGTGTTGGACATGATTACATGGACAACGCATTTGATCGTTTTGATTACTACCATCGTAAGGAAGATAAGATTCCTTTTGACTTAGAGTTCTTTAATAAGATCACTAAAGGTGGACTGGTAAACAAATCTTTGAATGTTGCACTTGCAGGCACAGGTGTCGGTAAGTCTTTGTTTATGTGTCACGTTGCAGCAAGTATGCTACTCCGAGGTAAGAATGTTTTATACATCACTTGTGAGATGGCAGAAGAAAAGATTGCAGAAAGGATTGATGCTAATCTTATGAACGTCAACATCCAGAAACTCTCTGAGTTACCTCGTATGATGTTTGAAAAGAAGATTCAGCAGTTAGGAAAGAAGACTCAAGGTAAGTTAATCATTAAAGAATATCCAACTGCTTCGGCACATGTTGGTCACTTTCGATCTTTGATTTCTGACCTTGCTCTCAAAAGAAGTATTAAACCTGATATTATATTTGTAGACTACCTCAACATTTGTGCCTCTGAAAGGTACAAAGGATCTATTGTTAACTCTTATACCTATGTTAAAGCAATTGCTGAAGAACTCAGGGGACTTGCTGTTGAAACTAATGTCCCCATTGTCTCTGCGACACAAACGACTCGCTCTGGTTTTGGGAGTACTGATGTTGATCTCACTGATACGAGTGAGTCCTTTGGTCTTCCTGCCACTGCTGATCTTATGTTCGCTCTTATCTCGACTGAGGAACTTGAGGGAATGAATCAGATCATGGTCAAGCAGTTGAAGAATAGATACAATGATCCGACTATGAACAAAAGGTTCTGTGTCGGTATTGACAGAGCGAAGATGAGGTTGTATGATGTAGAGGAATCTGCTCAGACTGATATCGTTGACTCTGGTCAAGAAGATCTAGAAAAGAATCTAGTCAAACGTTTCACTTCATCCAAACCTTTCGATGCACTCTCCTATGATTGATTTTAACAAGTATACAAAGTTCGTTAACGCTGTAACATCAGAAGAAAGTAAGTACGGTGGTCATTTCCAAGATCGTCTAAGAGACTTATACTCTAAAGA